CTTGGATTGCCTTCTCAAAAATTTTATCAATCATTACTATGGGATACACATGATCTCAAAAATAATCAACACCGTAAAGATTATTTTATGCATCCACTGCACAAATCATAATTACGCTGTAAACTGCTGTAGGGTCTTCTGATAGTGCAGGATCAACTGTCATAAACAATCTAGTAGGCTTAGGACGTTCCTTATACTTTAATATCCACTCAAGTTTAAAGATTGCGTCTTCGGGATCAGTAAGCTCATTCTGGTACTGAAGACTGAATTTATAAGGGCCTTTAAGTACTTTTAGTTTATCAAGTTCTTTCTGTGAAAACCTATTCTCAAAGTAAATCTTGCCATCATCAGCAATTGCTTTTTTTACAATAATGTCAAATTGTTCTGCTAAATTTTCAATGATATACTGATACAGGTCCCGATAATTCCAACGAGTCCCAACAACTATTCCTAAACCGCCTGGTTCAAGTAATGAAATCGAATCTTTCCACCATTCGATAACCTTATCAATATATTCTTTGCTTGTTATATTCTTATCATTAACTAAGTCATCCCAGATAATTTCATCGTAATGCTGGGAAGGAAGCTGACTTCCTATTCCTGCTATTGAGACTGACGGCTCTTTATGAATAGTTTCTCTTTTTACTGAAAGTTCCTCCGATGACCACGGATCGCCTGGCTCAAGTCCCCACCATTTAAGTTTCTCGTTCTGTTCAATCTGCTGCTTAATCGAACCTAAGAATGTCTTTGCATTATCAAAAACAGCATTAGTAAGTAAAAATCTTTTACGCTTATCTAAACATAATTCCTGTAGGGGGTGCGCAATTGTAAAAAAGCTTGATTTAAAATGGTCTCTTGGAATCAGTACAAGTTTTAGTCTTTTATTACCTTTTAAAAAGAACTCCCATTCACGATGTACTTCTTCATCAAACTGTTCAAATCCCAGAATATATTTACCATAATAAAACAATGAGTTTTCAGCATTAATCTTTTTTAGTCTGATTGATTTTCTTATCAGTTCTTCCCGATTTATTTGTTGTAGCTCTGTATCTATCAAGGTCTCGTTCAAATTCTTCAATTATCTCCTCATTGGTTAATTTTTCGTAGTCGTCATAAACTTCAGTTACTTTCATTTCCGATTTTTGTGTGTAGTCTCCGGTCATCTCAAATAGAAGTTTAGAAAAGTTAAAATCTCCTGATGTTGCTTTCCTTATAGCAGTTCTGTATCGTGCCATAAGGGATTTATTTAAAATCTCATCTTTCTTTGAGTTAATCCAGTTTACAAAATCATTATTTTGAAACCAACGCCATATAGTTGAATATGCAATCCCTATTTCTTTTGCAATATCTTCAAGTGTCAACTTTTTATCATAATCAAGCCATATTTCTGCAAACTGTAGTTGATCTGGAGAAGGCTCAAACATTGCATTTTCTTTCTTACCCACCGCTAATCACGCTCTTTAAAGCTCTATTTTGCTCGGTTATTATTTCTTTATAATTTTTAAGCTGTTCAACTTTTATCCTAGCTTCCCCTAATTCTCTACTGGCAATAAACAAAGAATTGCCGATATCTGCAAGTAGATTAGAATTTTCAGCTAGTATTCTTTGTGCAGCATGGACATTTAATTCTTGTATTTCCTGTGGAGTTAATTTATTGATTTCCATTTTCCCCATAAAAAAAGAGCCCCTAAAAAGAAACTCTTAATAACTTATTAAATTTTTAGACACTTCTAGTAATTATAATGAATTTTATACCTTTTTTTAGAAAAGTCAAGTTTTGTCAAGTAGCTATATATTATATATATATTTATATTGTTAATTATATTATCAATATATATTGCCTATTGACATTATAACATCATTGTGTTATCTTGGCTATAGTTCATAATAATTACAAAGGAGATAAGATGAAAACTAAAAAAGATAATCAAGAATATGAATTTATACCCTGCATTGAAATCAGAGTATCTGATAAAAAACTCACCATGCCGGATGTAAAATTTATATGTACGGAAAATGTTGCAGATGAATTTCTTTCTAAAAGTGGCAAGCTCCGGGAATTGCTAGACGTGGCACAAGAAAGATTTATTCTGCTATGCTTGGATATTAAAAATAAACTTGTTAACTACTCTATGATCTCACAGGGCAGCCTAACAAGTTCTATCGTACACCCCAGGGAAGTTTTAAAGCCAGCAATATTAAGTAATGCAGCCAGTGTTATTTTTGTACATAATCACCCATCGGGAGATCCCGAACCCTCTGTTGATGATATAGAGATAACAAAAAGACTAACCAAAGCATTTGAGATATGTGGGATATCTGTACTGGATCATATAATTATCGGCCAGAATGAATATTATAGTTTTAGAAATAAAGTCCTATTGTAAAAATTTTATAATTTTATAAAGGATATAAACAAAATGAAAAAAATACATAGATTAAATTTTGCATTAGAAGAAGAGCAATACGAAAAGCTAAGAGAGTTAGCTTATAAGACCAAGAGATCTATAGCACAGATATTAAGAGAGGTTATTGATAAATTATTAAATGAAAGGAGATAAGATGAAATTAATGACTAAAGAATTAGAAGAAAGATTTAGGCAGGTTGGCAGCCAGGATGAAGTTAAAGATCCGGTTGTAATAGCAAAATTCTTTAATCCTACAGGATCAGGGACCTGGTTAGCTACCGAGTACAGCCCAATGGATAAAATCTTTTTTGGGTATGTATCTTTATTCGGGGATCATTGCGATGAATGGGGGTCATTTAGTCTTTATGAGCTTGAAAGTTATAAAGGACTATTCGGATTAGGTATTGAGAGAGATTTACATTTTGAAGAGACTCCCTCAAGTGAGTTAATCAAACAATACACCACAGTATAGATAAGCTTGTCGCTTGCCTATTAGAAAAAGAATTAGAGCAGACATAATGTTAACAAGCACACATAATTAATTAAGAATTTACACATACACTTACTACTAATAGGCAAAATTGATAAGAATAGCAGGGATTAATTTCTCTGCTATTTTTTTATTCCATCCGGTAATTCAAACTCTAATTTTCTTTCTATTTTCCTTGAAACTCTTATCATTTCCTTTTCCATTCTTATTTTAAAATCTAGTAAATTTATATTTGTTGGTACTTTACTTTTACTAACCTTTAATTTATGTAGTAGAATTAATGTGCCAAATCTTTCAGGATTTTCAACCATATCTTCCAAGATAGCCATATTTTCAGCAAGTCTTTCAATTGGTTTTCTTCCCCATTTTCTCCTACCCATTAGCACCTCTATCAGACCCGGGCGGAGTTTCCATTAGCTTCTTCCAAAACTTAAACTTCCTAGAGGCTCGCTGGGTCCGGTTATTTTTCTTAACCTGGCTCTTAGTGTAGTGAGTATTGAAAATGCTATTTAGTGCAGCGAGTGACTCACTATCTAATGACTGTATAAATAGAAATGAATCCTTAGGTCTTATCTTATTTTTGTATTTCATTTAAGATATCTTCCAAATCTTTGATTATTTTTTCATAATCGGACACATACCAGGTTTTCATTATTTGAAATTTATAGTCTTTTAAGTATTTATAATCTTTGGATCTATTTTTCTTTAGCCAATCTACAAACCATAAAGGATTTTGATGAGCGCTTAATTTTCCAAATTTGTGGTTTGTTATACAAAGCAGACAACCATTTCTGATATCCCAGCGTAAGTTATAATTTACTTTTCCGATTATATGATGAGCATTCAGGCCATAGGGAGTTCCACATACTTCACAATATCCCTTTAAATGAATAATCTTTTTCCATAAATCATCGCATTTATTTTTTAAACTTGTTTTGCTCTTTGTTTTTTGCAAAATTTCCTCCAAATAAAAAAGACGAAACCTAAACACTTAAAAACTTAAGTATTCAAATCTCGCCTCTGTCCGGGTTTCGGTAAGCGAATTATTTAATTATTATTTATTTTTCTTTTTTAATCTCAATTTTCTCCGCCTTAGTTCTCATCTTCACTTCTTGGTATTTTTTCTCGTGTTTTCTTTTATCACGATAACCAACAGTAACTTCGTAAAACCTTAACAATCCACCTTCTTTTATGTCTATTAAAGCATATTCATTTTTCGATATTTTAATTTTTATTTGTTGTGCTGGTATTCTTTCGGCATCTTCCATATCACTATATAGTAACTCATCTTTATCATACATTTCTTTCAATTATCCAGGCCTCCTTTCCGTCAAAACCTTCATCGTTTGTTATTCTTTTCATATTTATCTTCCCATGTTTTATAAATAAAATTATTTTTCCATTCATAATCCTATCAATCTCTTCTCTAAATTTAGCAGATGTTTCAATCTTTTTTGCAATTTGCTCTGATATTGTGAGTATTCCATTTTTTGTTTCTTTACTAATATTATAATCCTTTTAAACCTTTAATCAAAATTTATTTAATCCTCTTATAAAGTTTTCTATACAATCTTTTAAACCATAATCTAACTCTTTGCCACAATGTAAATTTTCTATTGAGGACCCATATTGCATGTCCTAATGGTCTCTCTTACCCAAATTTCAACTTCCCCATAATCTTTATCATACTCAAAAGTCTGTTTAAATCTTTTTAATTTAAGTATCTTCCCCATTCTTACAGATGGTGTAGGTACTTTTATACCATAACCTTTTTTTAAAATTGCATTGAATAGTCTTGATAAATTGCCCTGCCCTTCATTAAGACTTTCTATTAAACTAATTAATATATATTTATCTTTCTTCCATAAATAACCTGCAAACTTTTTAGAAGTAAAACCAAATTGCTTAGCTCTATTAGTATCTAGTTGTATTATTCCGTCTTTCATTTAATTTGCCCTGGGATGGAATCTCCCATAATCTTTTTTTAGTTTCTCAATATTCAAATGTAAATATATCTCGGTAGTAGCAACAGTCTGATGTCCTAAAAGTTCTTGTATCTCTCATTATATTATTATATTATTGCGCTATTGTGTTTGTCCTGTAATATTCTTTTGCTTTTTCTATTACAGTAGCCCGATTATTTTTATACCAAATTTTCTTTCTTTCCCTAAGTCTTTCAATGTTCTTTTTATAATACTCTTTAGAATATCCGGGGTTAATTTCTCTAAATTTTTTATTACATTCCCTAGCCTTTTCAAGATTCTTTTCTCGGTATCGTTTATTTGCCTCTTTCCTTTTTTCAGGACTATCTCTGTAGTATCTTATTACTTTTTTAATATTCTTTTCTCCCTGCTCTTCCGCTCTTATCCTTTCCCCTTCTTTCCTCTTGTGTTTAATTATATCTGCTAAAATCTTATCCCTTCTTTTATCTGCTAAAATCCTTTCCTTTGTTTCTTTCTCTTTTTCTCTCCCTTTATATTTAATTACGTCTGCTAAAAGTTTATCCTTTATTTCATTTTCCCTGTACTCCCGGAAATAATCAGGGCAGATATTGAAAAATTTAGCAATTCTCTCCATTAATACTTTTTTCTCCAAGCGTATCGTTTTAACCTTTTTATCCCCCCTTATAAAATAAAAGATGGTGTTTGAACAGTGTAATGCACTGGCTAATTCTTTTTCTCCTATACCGGCAGTCCCCATAATTTTTCTAAATGATTCTCTAAATTCTTCATCTGATTGTTCAGGTAATTCAAACACTTCTCTTTTTTTCTTTGTAATTCTATAATCTACTAATGTAATGGGTCTATCCTCTTTATAATCTTTTCCCAGGTGTTTTCTATATTCTAAAAAATATCTAGGATCAACGTTGAAAAAATCAGCTATTTCTTCAATAAATTCTTTAGAGGGATTTTTATATTTTCCGGTTAAATATCCCTGCACTTTAAACACTTCACAATCTATAAGATGGCTAAGCATTTCTACATCAATACTTGATTGGTTAAGAAGTTTTCTAAAGGCAATACTAAATTTTTTGTCTGAACGTGGGGGTATAAAATCACTTCTTTTAGATTTAATGTTTTTATGGGTTTTCTTTTCTTCTTTTTTCCACTTCCCTGGGGGTTCTTTTTCTTCTAGCCTTTCCAATATCCCGGATAGTTTTTCAATTTTCTTTTTTATATATTTCTTAAACTGTGTTTTTTCAATACAGCTCTTATATTCAAAATCCTCATTGTATTTTTTACTATCATATAATCTTAAATTGCAATACTCCGCCAGGTCTTTTATATCTTGAAGGTCATATCCTATTTTTGTCATCAATGTCAGCAGTCCAATTTCTTGGCCGAGATTACCTTTAGCGTTCTTTTCTTTCAACACCTGGATACTTTCTGCTAACTCATTTAGGTTGTATTTTTTATACATTATTCAATTTGACCTTTCTTTACTCAGGATGGAGATAGGCTTGGTATATCTATCCCCACCCTGTGGCACAAAGGACTACCTGGGTGTCCGCAAACTTAAAACTTCTAGTTTATTTTCCATTTCTATCAAAGTAGCCACTAATCAAAACCCCAAAATCGTCTTTATAAATTCCTCTCTGTATTCAAGAACATAAAAAACAACTTTTTCCATTCTATCCGCTCTAATTTCTACACCGAGATCATCCAATTCCATTAACAATTTTTTATATTCTTCTGGGAGTACCGATTCTAACTTATCTAATATTTCCTGGATTCTTTTGCTCCTTTTATCCGACTTATCAAATTTTTCAAATATGACGCCCATTATCTTTTCTCTTATCTCCGGTATAAGCTCCTCAAATTCGCTGTGAACCTCTGTTTTTGTGGTAGATAGTAGAAAGATATTGTTTGTCTTTGTCATGGTCGTTTCCTTTCTTTTTTATTTTTTGTTATAATCTTGATAACAACTGTCATGGTTGGCCTTTAGTCCGGGGCTTCGGCCCCGGGCTTTTATTAATTGAGACGGAGATAGACTCACCCCCGCCTTTTGGCGCAAAAAGACTATCGTGCCCCCCTGTTCAAAACTTCCATATTTTTAATCTCCTTTCTTGTTAATTTCGTTGTACTTCCTTTTATGTTCTATTTTCTTTGTGCTGCTCATACACTTTCCTTTACTTTTTCCTTAAATAATGACTTATCCCCATCCCAGTACATTCCAATAGATTTATTACAAATACCATATCTATTTTTGGCAATTATAAGTTCAGCAGAATGTTCAAATTCATTTGCATCTTCCTCTATCTCTGCATCTCTAAAGATACTTTCACGATACAAAAATAGAATGGTATCAGCATCGTATTCAATATTTCCGCTATCCCTCAAATCAGAAATGGTAGGTTTTTTATCAAGCCTTGTAGTATAAGACCTGTTAATGGAAGCCATACAAACAATCGGAATATTGCACTTAGTGGCAAGTTTCTTTAAGTTTCTTGATATGGTAGATATTTCTTCATATCTGGATTTACCTTTACCCTCAGGGTTTATCAGTTGTAGATAATCTACAAAAACAATATCTACATTAGAGAGCAGCTTTATTTCATTTTCAATATCACTGGTGGTGGTCCTCTCCTCACCCAGATAATAAAGCCTGTAATCATTTAATTTTGCATTTGCGTCCATAATCCCTTGCCAGTCAAGTTGCGATAGATTCTTTTTAGTGGACAGCATTTTTGAAACAGATATACCGGATATAACAGATATAATTTTCGTGTGCAGCATTACATAATCCATCTCAAGTGAGATATATAAAACTTTTTTATTCAGCTTAGAACACATATAATTTGCGGTATTTAAAGCCAAGGTAGTCTTTCCCACACTAGGAATACCACCGATAATATTAAAAGTTCCAGGACAGAAACCTCTGGTTAGCCTATCAAAGGTTGGAAAGCCAGTAGTAATTCCTGCAAACTCATCTTTATTTAAAATATCTTCTTCAAAATTAGGATATATATCACCACCTTTTACAGAATGTCCACCCAATACTTTTAAATCTTCAAGCTCGTCTATCATCCAGTTTTTTATCTCTATGGGGGACTTTTCTTCCTGTGTTTTCACATCGGCCCAGTATGCGGTTTCTCTAATTTTTCTAAGTCCTGTAAGTTCCTTTAGCTTCTTAACATAACTTTCAAAATGTGCAGATAGAGCCCAAATATCAATCATTGAAAACCATTCCCCATTTTCCCTTATGCTTTGAGGTACAAGAGCTGGATCTAAGACTTTTCCTTCTGTGATATTTTTCTTGAAAAACTTAAATATATCCCTGTGCTTTGAGTTATAAAAATCTTCTTCACTCAACATATTTATATTTTTCTGCACTTTCTCATCAAATAGTAGACAGTAAAGAACACTCTTTTCAGTTTCCGGATCGCTTATCATAGGTTTTCTAAAAGGCTCATAGTCTGTCATATCGCTTTCCTTCCTTTAGTGATGGTTCTTTTTGTATCCACTTAAGAATTGTGTAGTAATGTGATTTATATTTATCACCAACAGAACCAATGTGATTATTTAGTTTACTTATCCATCCATCTGTTTTTTCTTTACCAACTTTATCTGTTAGCTTTTTATATTCTCCCTCTGCTAGAAGAACAAAATCTAAATACTTCTTCTTTTGTATGAGTTTCTTTATTTTTTTTGTGTCCGTCTTTTTAGGTAACTTATTATCATTATTATCATTATTGTTAGTTGTTACCTGTTTGTTACCTGTTTGTTGGTTGTTTGTTACCTGTTTGTTATCATCTTTGTTAATTTTTCTATATATCCCTTGATATTCCTTGAAATTCTCTATGATTATCATTCTTCCTGTCTTTGTTGATTCGTTTGTTAGAAATCCATATTTTTGAAATTTTTCTAAAAAAGTACGAATTTTTTGAAAAGAAATATTTTTTCCTGCGTTTTTTTTTATATTTTTCAGGCTTGTAATCATTCCTCCGATAGGAACTTTAAATTTTTCTCCTTGCCAAGCCCACTCCTTTTCCTTGTGGTTTGCCATAAGTAAAAGAGTAATAAGAATAACTTTTTGCTCAGGAGTAGATATTTTCCATATAGCTTTTTTGAGTAAAAATCTATATAGACTTATCCAACCCTCTTCCTCATGTTCTACAAAAAAATCATCTATTGTTTTTTGTATATCTTTATTCATTTATTTCCTCTTTTTTTGTGCCTTAGAATCAATCCTGGTCAATTACTCTCCTCCAAAATTCCCTTAAAAATATATATAAAGCAGCCTATGCCCCCTGCTATCATCAAACCACCGATTAAAATTATTGCATTTAAGATCTCGGCATTGAGTATTACACCTAAGCCTCCAAATAGCCCTATAGTTCCAAAAATAATCATTATTATTTCTTTAAATGTTTTCATAATATCTTTATTCGTTGATCTCACTAAATTTATGCCAACTACAGAACGTGCAGTTTGGATTCTTAATCTTGCCTACCGGAATACACATATCTTTTTTAGGTTTATTGTATTCTAGGCAGGTGCTACATAATTTTTCTGATTCTGTGATTCTAAACTTACCTTCCATTTTTATTATTTTCATTATTTTTATTCCTTTCTAAAATTAATTCTAATTCACATTCCTTCCACAATGCCCCCACAGGCACTTTTAGAATCTGCGATATGCGCTCTGCAAGTGTTGGATCAGGATAAAGTTTTTTATTCTCGATAAAGGACATATTAGTGGCCGTAATCCCCAGTGTTTTAGCCATATCTGCTTGCAATATGTCTAATTTTTTTCTGTAGTATCTTATGCTTTTGTCTCCTGGTGTTTTAGTCATAGATTTTCTCTTAAAATTCGCGCTTTAAAGTGCTTTAAAATTGAATCTGTCGTATTAACCCTAACCAACTTCCCTTTCCTTTGATTTATCCCTTTCCACCTGCCGATCTATCCATCGCCATATTATCTCTTTAGATTCTTGTACAATTTCTTCCCCGGTCATTTAACTTTCCCTGATTCCTTAGTTTTATTTTTGTTATTACTACTATTACTTTTATTAGTATTAGTATCAAGGTCAAAAAAAATATCACTGATTAATACATTTAAAGCATTGGCAATTTGTTTAGATTGATTTAAAGTAGGGGATTTTTCTCCTTTAACGATTTTATCCAGGCTATATCTAGTAATATTTGTATTTCTCTTTAGGAAACTGACTGTCCGGTCTTCCTTCTTTAAAATTATGGATAAGTTGTTATTCATAAATTTACTATTACTAATAATATTATATGTATTTGCTAGTGTTAGTATATATAATATATTTTAATATGTCAATAAAAATTCTTTTAAAATTTGATAAAATGTTTTATAATATAGTAACTATGAATACTAATGAAAGTATTAGCAGGGAATATTCTTATAAGGACTTCGCAGAGGCTTTATTTGACCTAAAAGATAATGCAAGATTATCCTATGGGCAGATAGCAGATAAATGTGGTTTATCGGATGCATATCTTGTTAATATCGTTAATAGAAAAAATCTAGCTCCTAATAGTAAAAATATAAAAAAGATTGCCAAGGCCTTAAAAGTAGAACCAGAATATTTCTATGAATACAGATTAAGAAGACTGAATAATCTGCTTAATAATAATAGAGAACACGTGGATCTGTTTCTTAGAGACTTAGAGATTAGCCAAAAAAAAAGAAAGGCCAGAAAAGCAAGAGTTTCTTCTAGGAAGGCAACAGAAAGAATTGCCAAAGCCAGGGAAGCAAGTATTTAAACAGAAATTGCCTGCTAATGTTATAGATTTTAAAGAAGCAAAAAAAGCTTTATTATTGAAGCGTAAAAAATTTTTAATATAGACTACGATAAAATAATACTAAAATGTTATGAAATTACAATACAAGGATAAAAGAAATATTATAAAAAGGCAAAATGATTATGAAAACTGCCTTCTCATACCATCGCTATAGTACTGATATGCAAAGGGATTCCTATACACTTGAAGTGCAAAGAAGCGTAACCAAGAAACTTGCTGAAAAATATGATTCTAAAATAATCCAAATCTATGAAGATGAAGCTATATCCGGTGCAACCATTGAAAAAAGACAAGCCATGTTACAACTACTTGAAGATCTACCAAAACTAAAACCCGATTATCTGATTGCTACGGACCAAGACAGAATTTCTAGGAGTAACGATTTTTGGATTATTAAGAATGAGCTTGCCAAAACAAAGACATCTATCATAACTGAAAAGGAAGGATTGATTGACCAGGAAGATATAACAAAAGATGCACTCTCTGATATGATAAATGTTTTCGCAAAAATGGAACGCAAACTAATCGGTAGAAGAATAAAGAGAGTATTTGATGAGCGGAAACGTAAAGGTCAATATATTGGTGGCACTCCAATAGGTTACTACAGTGAAAATGGACATCTTAAAATAAATGAGTTAGAGGCAAGGAGGGTAAGAAAAATATTTGATATGGCATATTCCGGTATGAGTATATCGGCTATTATAAAAAGCCTATATAGAAGTGAAATTAAAACCTTTAAGGGATATTATTTTTATCCTTCTCACCTTTCCCGAATTTTAGCAAATCCTATATATATCGGAAAAGTTTCTACTGATGAAGGTTTAGTAAAAGGATTGCATAAACCGATAATTGACACTGAGATTTTTAAGTCTGTAAATAAACAAACGCAGTTAAGAAAATTAGAAAATAGAACTAGGCCTGCAAAGTATCTGCTTACAGGCTTTTTAAAATGTTCTAAATGTGGAGGCAATCTTATAGCAAATTATGGTTACTATTCCTATAAAAAAAATGATGGAGAAATAGTCAAGTTGCATGGCTATAGATGTAAAAATATCGTAAATGGCAGTTGCTTCCTAGCCATAATAGGAAAGATTGATAATCTTGTAATTGACGAAGTTAGGAAAAAAATAATGAAATTGAAATTTAATATAAGAGATGGCTATAGTAAATATAAAAGTAATTTTAAAAACAAAAAAAAGAAAAAGACTATTACTGATGAAATAAAAACCATCGATGGGAAAATGGCCAGGCTTCTTGAATCCTATCTTGAAGGAATAATTGATCTTAATGTCTATAGTAAGAGAAATAGAGGATTAAAAAATGAAAAGGAATTATTGATAAAAGAAAATTCCTTCTACAAACCTGATGAGGATATCAGTAGATGTTATAGATATATTAATAATTTTGATATTAATAATTCATTAAAACTTTTAGATTTTCAGGCAAAAAGGGAGCTGCTTTCTTTATTTATAAATAAAATAATAATCCATCCTGCTTCCGGCCAGGGTAAGCATGACTGGCAAAAGCGTGTAAAGATTACATGGAAAATATAGGTAGTATCTTCTATGAGCAGGAGGGTATGATAGATTGTAATAATATAGGAAAGCAAATAATTGATTGATTATTATTCTCCCCTATTTTATAATTATTTATGATTAGATACTTTGTATATTAATATATATAATAACAAAAGCAATAAAAGAAGACATAGAAAAATTTTATAATAAATTACGATTAATAAGTAGGAAAGGAGTAAAATATGAATAATAAAAAAGAAGATGAAATCTATTGTTCTGAATGTGGAAAGGCTATAAAGAAAGACTTTAATATTTGTTCTTACTGTAGAAAAGAACTAAAACAAAAAGATGAAAATAAAGAGGTTGAAAAAGAAAAAATATTTGAAATTGATTTGATAGAGCCCATTCCAGAACGGTTTACGAGTTTTGAGGAATTAAAGAAAGATAAAAAGAAATCTAAAATAGCTAAAAAAGATTAAAAATAAAATAATAAGAAAGAATTAGATATGAAACTAAAATATTTGATACCATTTCTGGTTTTTATATTGGTTTTGGGTTTTATTCCACTTACATCGTGTAAAGCAGAAGAAATAATTGGAGAAGAAGCTATAGAAGAAAAAGTTATTAATGAACAAATTAAGGAAGAAGATGCTAAAAAGGAGAGGGAACAATGGCTTTCAAATTCACACTGGAAAGTAACTAGTTTGATAATAGTTATAATATCGATTGTTTTAGCATTTGTTCTTTGGAGATATTCGATAACTATAGAATCTTGAGGGGGAGGGAGACAGAATAAGAATAGTATTTATAATATGAAAACTTATGAAAAGGATCTTAAAGTTTATGAGATTCAGATTAATGCAAATGAAAAAGAAAATTTAGAAAAGACCGAGAAACTCATATTTAAAATACTAAAAGATGGTAAAAGTATGGTAATAATATCTCTGGTTGATTAATTTCCAATGTAAAATTATAAAAGAAGACATAAAAAAGATTGTGCTTGATTATGAAAAAATAATAGGAAAGGAGAAGAAATAAATTGAATGATAAATTAGAAAGTATGAATTTATTTGGTAAAACAAAAACTACAGCCATAGTATTTGCAGTATTGTTTGGTTTATTTGCATGGTTATATACTTACAAAAAAGATTATAAAAAATTTTGGATTTTTCTTGGTCTTTTTTTGTTCGTCATGGCGTTAGATTTAATTTCTTATTGGTATTCATTACAGTATTATCAGTTGGGTAATGAACTAACCAATTTCCAGGGTTGGCAAGGGACATTATATTTTATTAGTTTTTCTGCTTGGATATGGGCTTTATGCAATAGCATTATAAGACCTAAAACTTTTTATACAAATTACCCTAATAAATAAAAAAAAGGGTATCCCATATCGTAATACAGAATACCCCAACCTCTAGCCATGACATAATCATCTAGAGGGTCTTACTGTTTTCAGTAAGGAAGTTATTTAATTTTATTTATTCAGTTCTATCTCCAAATCTTTGAATTTTCCATATATTGAAGCAACTGCTTTAGCAGTAATTGCCAACCATACAATACTGGTAATAGATGTAAGCGGTATAACTGTTTCCAGTCCTATATCATAGCCAAGATATACTATAAGATATGGGATGCCAATATTCAATCCTGCTAAGAATGTCCATATCAGGATATAAGGAAGTAACCCTGACTTCATAAAATCAAGGAACTTTTTCCAATCAAAGCCTCCATATTTTAATCTTATTGCTACACAAAGAACAAGATCAAGCAGCATCAGAATAAGAATAACTATAAAGCCTATTATTAGACTCTGAAATATGATTAACATTATTTCACCTCCGATATTATTATTTTTCAAATTCACTATTCATTATAAGGTTGTTTCGGGTGAATAATAATTTTTTGGTAAATTTATTTTGTATCCACAGCAATCTATAATTATATATCCTTTTCCGTCACAACTTCTGCAAGTTTCTTGATTAGTTCCGGTAATACTAAACTCACCCGTGCTAATATAAAATCCACCAGGCACAATTCCCGTACCATTACAAACTGGACATTTATGTAATTCACTCATTTATTTAACACCTCCTTAGAAATTTCCTCTAATTTCTCTTTAAACTTCCTGCACTCGTCACTCATTACATTTCCATTAAGTGCCATTATATTTAAAAGCTCTATTGCAAGCTTAGAATTAATTTCAATTAACATTTTTTAATTTCTTCCTTAAATTCTGTACTATAAATGCCTTATTGATCCCCGCTATTGGAGAGGTTGCATATCTAACATTAACTCCCTTTTCATTATTCCCATTGTAGTATTTACCTTCTTCAATGAGATATTTATCTACCCACCATTTTGTCCAGGTATCTATACAGTCGGGGAAGTCTTTAAATTTACCTGCACTTGCATAAGGACTGCTATCATAGGCCTTGAAGCCATAGAGATTATTTTTCATTCTGGCTATAAAAGAAGTTCCACTTGCACTCTCCAAAACGGAATGAGCTATATTATGTAATACATTTACATCATAGAAATTTTGAGCATCTGTAAAAGCCCACGATAGACCGGATAATTTCCGGGTAAGACAATATTTTTCAAGTTCGTAACAACCTACATTCTCAATATTTCCCAGTATTGGTTCAAAAACTTCTGGGCAATAATTATCTTTATCGAATAACTCTACCCTACCTTCTGTTATTGGACCAATGATACCATCAGGTTTTATCCCTACGTGCCTCTGAAAATCCTGAACTATAAGTTTATAATGTGCAGGGTTAGAAGTTTTATAACCTAAGCTATCAAAATATTTTAGATATTCTTGTTTATTCATAAGCCATATATATTAAAAATTTACATTTAAAGTAAATATTTTTTCTTTTGGAAATTTTGTACACCACGCAAAACCACCA